CTACATCTCAGCTAACTTTGCTACCTTTTCTGCGATAATTTTATCGTTACTTTTAATAGAATGAGCGTAAATGCTTAGAGTAATGCTAGCGTTTGAGTGGCCTAAGCGTTTTGCTACATCCGCGGGGCTAACTCCCAGGTCAAGTAGATAAGTTGCATGCGTATGTCTTAGGGAGTGGACCACATATTTGCCACTTTTGATATTTGCAAGATCAATTGCTCTTTTAAAGTTATAACTAATAGCTTGCGTTCCAATTGCATTGTTTAGTTTTGAGGTAAAAATGACATGACTTTCCTTAAAACTAGTTGCTAATCGCAAACACTTTTGTTTTTGATATAGTCGGTAATGCTTTAATAATTGTGACAAGGATTTGTCGATTGCGATTGTTCGGTTACTAGAGCTCGTCTTTGTTGGTCCAGTACCGAAGTCACTGCGAGACTTTCTGATACTAATTTCACATTTTTCAAGGTTAACATCTTCCCAAGTTAAAGCCATAGCTTCACCACGCCGCATCCCAGTTAACTCCAAAAGCCTAAAAAATACTTGATAGTTATAATTCAAACTCAGCAGGGCCTGGTTGAATTTTTTCAGATCCACTGGCTCGAATGCAATACGCGTATTGGGCTTGGGCAATTTAACACGAGAGAGACGGTTCTTGTCCAGAACTTCATAATCAACAGCACTATTTAATAATGCCATGACTGTTCGATGATTGTCTCTAATTGACGCAGGCGACAATTTCTTAAATTGTGGCGCAATAAAAAGTGATTCATACTTTGCTCGGGTTAGTTTTTGAAGGGGGCAATTTCCAAGTGTGGGAATTAAATAATTTTTAAAACAGCCTTCGTATACTCGTTTAGTATTTGGTCGCCAGTTTCGTTGATTCATTGCAGAATACCGTTCAACCCATTGGGCAACAGTTAGCGATGATTCGTCAATTTCCCTAGTGTCACCGTTGGCATATTTAATTTCTAGATCCAATTCGGCCTTATGTGCTTCTAATTCACTCGCAAAACCGCGTATTTGTTTTTCTCGCCGTTTGCCTTGTAAATCATAATAAACAAAGCGAACTGTGTAAAAAGTACCTTTTTGGGTTTTATAAGAATAGACGTTTTGATACTTCTTTGATTTAATTAATTTCATTTTTGGCTCCTTGTTTTTAAAGCGCGGGGCAGCACTTGTAATAGGGGCTTGTCGGTATCACTTCCTTTCAGGTATAATTAGTATGTAAAAAGAGCGGAGTAATCCACTATATCTTTTGCGCTAGCACATCCAACTTCTTGGCGGGAGGGGATGTGCTTTTTATTTAAAAAATATCTTAAGAATTACGGGAACAGCAATGCCTACAAGTGTTACAAATATTCCAACAAACCATTTTAAATTTGTGAAAGTTTTTTCGTAATTTTCAATAATTTTATTGCTTATTTGTTCAGTAACCCAATCCTGAGTTGGTAATGCATCCATCTTTGCGTTAATGGCATCAGTATTCTTAATTAAATGTGCAATATCACTTTGCATTTTCCCAAATTCTTGTGCATCCATATTGATTACCTCCATATCTATATATATTTGATTGGTGAAATATTTTGCTGGGCTATCATTACTAGTATTATAACGCTGTGATTCCTGATGATATATATCGTTGCTTTTAATATCATTATTGATTGATGATTGGTCAATAATGATCGTATTGCTACTAACCGTATTAGTAGCAATAGCAGAAGAAGATCCTAATACCACTCCTGCACCAATAAATACGCTAGCAACAAGTGTTTTTAAAGAAATACTATCATTTGGGATGGCTGGGGCACTGTTAATGTTTGTTTGCAAATCGCTCATTGTTCTTGGTTACCATTTTCTTTTAGCTGGAGTTCATGATCTGCTTGAACATAGAATTTGGTTGAAAAAACAAGTTTATCAAAAATTAGCACAGCAGAATATTCACCATTAGTTTCGAAACCAACATTTTGCAAAGACCAACTGATACGCAGGTTGTCTTTTGGAAGTGGGGCGTTAAACGTTTTTTTACTTGTGGTTTGTATACGTTGCGACTGTTCTGCTTGTGTAAGAGATTCGATTGTGCCCTTTGTAATAAACAGTTCCATTGTGTGCGATTCATTATAGTTGTAATTTGATACGATGGCAGCAACTGCGAATGACAAAGTGGTTGGAATATATTTAGGACGCAATTTTAGTTGCAAATTTATAATCGCGTCTTGATTGTCAGCTAATCTTGACACCGCATCACCAATCACAATTACAGCTTCTGCTTCATTGTTAGTAACCATGATAAAAAATCCTCCAATAAATCCAGCTTTTAAAGACATCCGTATCTGGTCTATATCGTTAACCACATCTCAAACTTTGACCGGTGGGGATGTGCTTTTTGTGTTACTAATCTAATTCCTGATTAACCATTGGTTTGATGTCTGAAATGATAGTATTTTCGTATTTAAACCACGCAAATCCATTCCGATCTTTACCTTGCTGTTCGATAGGGACATCATGAAAAAAGTCATAGCAACAAATAGCAGCTCTTGACAAAGTATGCTCTTTTCCACAGCGACACAGAACATGATTTTTCTTGTCAATCACAGTAACTTTTATACTTGGGTCTTCTTTAAATGTTAATTGTGCGCCAGCCGGAATACTGAGATATTGGAAGGTCCTGTTTGGCCTTGTGCCAATTTTACGTTTAGATACAATATATGTTTTCCCGGTGATTAGTGAATTATATTCTTCTGGCCGGATCAATTTAGCATTCGAATCATTAAAAATTAGTAGTTCAAATTCAGCTTTCACTTGATTGTAAGTGGCTTTGAAAAATTCTTTAGAAGTACTTTCACGTTTGTCAGATAAAGATCTGTGCAAGATACGTTCTGCTTTTTTATAGTTGTTTATAAAGGCAGCAAATAGTAGTAAAGTAGGTTTTCCATCTGGAATACCAGTGTTGTTAAATTGCAAAAGGCGGTGCTTTAAATTTTTAGTTTGACCAATTTTTATATATCCAGGGAAAGACTTGTTTTCCAAAGCATATACGAAACCATAATCTTCATTTGACAATTTTGGCACTTCCTTGTATTTTTTATGTCAACGCGAGCGGCAGGAGTCGAACCTGTATTTGTAATAGTGATTTCAAGGGAAGAGTCTAAGTTGTTGTTCTACCGTTGAACTACGCTCGCATGTTGCCCGCTAGGATGGTAGTGGGCGAGGGTGCTACTTTCGCTTGTGAATCCAGTAAACTAACATGACGACTAACACTATAAAGAAAATGATACCTACTACAACGTTAAAGTCGAACACATGTGTACTGTATGCTCCCACATTTAGCGCCAAAGCTTCTTCTCCAATTAAATATGAGTAGGCAGTGTTACTTAGCATGTTTATACCCGGCTAAACCAATAAAATATAATATCGCGATTGGCACCCAAATTACCATAACGATTGCTTGTGAAGGAATCCAGGTTGCCAGGATAAATAGCACGGCCAATATTGGTAAAAAGATGTGTCCTAGTGTTCCTAATATCTTCCATAGTGCTAGAAAGATGACGATCATTATTAGTAGTCCCATTATAGTTATTCCTCCAAAATCCTCAGCTTTTACCGACATCCGTATCTGGTCTGTAAGTTAACTTCTAGTTATTAACATTAGTACGGAAGGCATTAACGACATCATTTTCTAATCGTTTGGGTATACCAAAGCTCTCCATAAACGGCATGACGCTATTGTCAGCATACGTATCAACTTCGCTTAAATAAATTGGAATAAGTATTTTCAATGCTTCTAAATTAGCCATGCGCTCGTATTTAGATTTATTACTAAAACTAGAAAAATATAATATTCCTTCATCATGGTTGATAACGTGTCCTAATTCGTGTGCCATTTGAAAGGCAATTTCAGACGGATTGTGCCATTTTAGGTTAATTAGAACGATGTTGTTTTCCGGTTTGGCTGATGACGGAGTGTATGCATCTAGTTTGTCTGTTAAGATGCAAGATATTCCATGATCCCAAGCATACTGCATTAAACGCTTGATGTAGATATTCAAATATTATCAGTCCTTCCCACCGTTTAAGATGCGTTTGATGTACTCCATATCTTCAGGAGGGATAGGTTTACCCTGATAGGTCATAATATAGTCGTCATCTGTAATATCAACTTGCTTGGGTTCAATGGAAGTTGAAGGCTTTCCAGCGTTACTTAACAGGAAATTAGAAGATACACCTAAAACTTTAGCTACGGATTCAATGCTTGAACGTCTAGGATTTGCAGATTTTTTCCAAGTATATAAATAATTTTCACTTAATCCTGCTTTACGTTCAACTTCTGCAATAGACATACCACGTTTTTTTGCTATTTCTTTTACACGCTCAAATAGCGTCATAACAGCATCTCCTATAAACTAACAAAAACATTCTAAAAAATATTTATAGAAAAAGCTGGACTTTATCTAGTTTATAATCTAGAATAGTAATTGTTAAGAAAAGTTGTTAACAAAATTGCCAAATTAAAAGTACTTATTAATCTTCCTGGCAGGCGATAGATAAGTTTTCAAAGGCTTATTTTGTTATGTCTATATTCTAGAATATAGACTAGAAAAATGCAATGTTTTTTCTTAATAATTATTAAAAGGAGGCAAAACAATGTTTATTCGTATGGAAACAAACAACAAAGCCGAAGCAATTAAGAGTTGGCTAGCAAATCATCGTAGTTTAGAAACACAAGCATCAATTGCTAATCATTTTGGAAAATCAACAACATTTGTAAATTTGTCATTGAACAAACGAATGACAACCAAAGGGGCTGAGAGACTAATTGAGCAAATTTATAAATACTTGGTAGAAAAGTATGGTATTTAAGGAGGATTAACTATGAACGAATTAAAAGTAATCGGTCATGAACATATCGGTCAATATGAATTCATTGGAATTGAGGGTGGGTTCGGTGAAAGTAAAAAGGCAATGCTGGTTAAGGACATTGCCAAGATTCATGGTCAAACAGTCGGTAATGTCAATTTACTAATTAATAGAAATCGGTCACGATTCCGTGACGGAGTTGACATTATTGATTTAAAACAAAAAGATTTCGCTATTGTTCTGAACAAGAGCGGTTTTACACAGAATCAAATTAATGCAACTAAGAATATCTACCTATTATCCGAACGTGGTTACAGTAAGCTTCTAAAAATCCTCGAAGATGATAAGGCTTGGGAAATCTATGATGAGTTGGTCGACAACTATTTCAATATGCGTCAGTCCATCAAACAGAATCAGCCATCACTAATAGCTGGTAAGCGACTTGAAATTATGGAAAAGAACGCAGCTACTCGTAAAGCAAACTTGCTTTATAAAATTGCTCAGGCGACGAACTCTGAAACTTCTAGCCAGACACTACTTGCACAAGCTGCTAAGGAGCTAACTGGTGAAATGACTATCCCAGTTATGAAACGTAAGGAATACAGCGCTAGTGAGGTTGGCGAGTTGGTTGGTAAGTCAGCGAACATGGTTGGCCGGATTTGCAACCAACTTGGATTGAAAGCTGAACAGCCGGGACAAAATAAGTATGGTCGCTGGAGTAACAGCAAATCACAACATTCTGATAAGGAAGTTCCACAGTGGTTGTATTTTGATGAGGGCGTTAAGGCTATTAAGAATGAAACTGATAAACACCAAGTATAGAAAGGAATGATCCACATGCAAGAAGTACAACAAGTTAAATTTAACGGAGATCTAATTTTGACTACTGAACAGCTAGCTGAGTTCTATGGAACAACGTCTCAACGTATTAAGCAAAATTTTGCCAACAATCGTAGCAAATTTGTCAAGGGAAAACATTTTTACCAATTGACAGGGGAAACTCTAAAAGAGTTCAAAGACAGGGTCGAAATTTTCGACCTTGTTGGGAAGAACGCCAAAACACTAATTCTTTGGACAAAGCGTGGTGCTAGCCGGCATTCGAAAATGCTTGGAACTGATCAAGCTTGGGACATGTTTGATGAGCTGGAAGAAAACTACTTTAATCCAAAACAGCTTGTACTACCAACATCGCCACGAGAGATTGCGAGATTGGCACTGCAAGCCAATGAGGAAACTAATCAACGACTGGATAGCGTGGAGGGCGATGTGAAAGACCTCAAGGAGAACCAAGTTATTCCTAATCCTGAATATAGTGCGCTTAACCGGCGTGTTAACCAGCGCGTGTCGGAAGTCGCACATAGCTATGGCCATATCACACAGAAACAACGAGGTGAGCTATTTAAAGATATCGGCAGTGGAATCAAGAAGATTGCTAACGTGAGTGCTCGGTCAATGCTACGCAAGAAGAACTACCAGATGGTAATGGACTTCATCAACGACTGGGAGCCATCTACAGCAACTAAGACGATTATTCGGCAGACGTCACTTAGATTAGACAAAGAGCCAGCGTAGGAGCCGAAGCAAATATGGAAGCGTCGATGTTAGGTAAACGTATTCACGAGATACGCGTTAATAACGGTATGACCATGGAAGAATTTATTTCTCGTATTGATGGTAAACCAGGTAAAGGTCGTCGTGGAACAGTTAACAATTGGGAAAAGGGTAGAAATAAGCCTAACAAGCGGCGATTGATGGTAATTGCCCACTTGGCAGGTACGACAGTAAGCAAACTTTTAGTTGAACAGCCAGAATAGAAAGGAATGATTGATATGCAGGAAATAACACAGGAGGGACGAATTCCAGCAAGCTTTCATGGAAAAAGTGCTAAAAGAGCGGATTTTATAAGCCTAGAAAGTTTCAAACTGTCACAGCAAATTTCTACTGATTCAAAATATGAGTATCCAGTATTTTTAGGGAGACTAACCGTTAATATCCAGTTTAGCAACTCTGAAACGTCAAGTGACCCCCAGCAGGCAGTGTTGGAGGCCATCGAGAAATTAATTAATACTGGTTCAGCTAGGATTACGGGTCTTGTCCCTGATTCCGAATCCTAAAATACGATCGCTTTCAAAGTCTTCGTATAACTTATAAGTATATTTGTCAGTAGGCAATTGCTTCAACGAGTCTTTAATGTCAGCTAATGAATACATGTCAAATAATTTTGCAACGGACTTCGTGTATTTTGTTCCGACAGTACGACTAGAAGAAGATTTCAGAATGTTTAATAACTTATCAGTAAATTCTTTATTTGCAGTCATTAATGTCACCTCGATTAATTGAACTAACAAAATTATACACCGAAAGGAGTGAGAAAAATGGTCAATACAGCGTTGGTTGAGCATTATGACCAAATTGCAAAAAGCGAAGCAGTTGCAATGCTGGCGCCAATGACAGAAAAAGTAGCACAAAAATATTTGTTCGTTGACCGAAAGCGGGCAGCCGAAATGCTATGTATTTCAATAGCTGTGTTTGATGATCTAAAGAAGTTACCGCAAATAAGAGCAATTGAGCGTCGATTGCCGAATTGTACCAAGGTACTTTACAAGCCAAAAGAGTTGGAGCAAGCGGTCTTATCTGTAATGCAATAACAATAGTAGCGCGGGGCAGCGCAGTGAATGAGTGGCTTAAATTGGAGGAAAAATAATGATTGTATTACCGAATTGGGTAGAAGTAGCGTTATTAACTTGGGCGCTAACATCCGTGTGGTACAAGCGCCGTGAGATTAGAAACTGGTTTGGAATTTAAGGAGGAAACGTAATGATAAGAGACACAGATGCGTTTGTTGGAATTGGCAATAAATTAGTTGCCAATGCTGACAAGGCACAAACAAGTGACTTACTAAGTGAAATGAATATTGCTAGTTTGTCCGGCAAGCATTCAATCATCTGGAACAAGTCTGGAATTAGCGTGGGCGTTATCAATACGCTATCACAAGAAGACATTTCGGTTAGCAAGTGTCCTGGTGGTGGCTATGTCATTGATTGGCAAGAAGCACTAGAAATGGAGGAATGATCATGCAAAAAGTATCAATTTTACCACTCCACGACTGGAAACGAGCGCAAAAAAAGCCATCGCTAGTAGCGGCTAGTGATGGCTTAGGGAAAGATAAAAGATACTATAAACAATAATAGGCCTAAACTTAAATATTGGCAAGCTAAGGGACAAAAAAAGCCCACTGCCGGATTGGAATGAAAGAGCAGTGAGCTACAAGCAACCTATATGGTTAGTGAAATAGTAACACTGACCAGGAATGTTTGCAAGCATTAAGAAAGCGAGGACGGTAGTTATGGACAAAACCGTTAACAATCACATTAAATTTCTAAAGCACGTTATCAACAGTATTTGGATCAGTGATGGCGAATCACTAACCAAATTGTACAAGATGTTGGATAAGAGTGAGACAGAATTGAACGAATTACGGGGGTTGAATTGATGATCAATGAATTACTTAAGGAAGAACTAAAAACGGTTAATGATCGTGAACAGGAAGGCTTTCAAATTAACTCGCTACAGTCTGCTGACTGGGCAATGCGTAAGCTACAAGCAATTGAAAAACATGATCAGGAAGTCCAAGAAGCGGCACAAGCAGACATTGATCAAACAATTGCTTGGCGAGATCGGAAACTTACTGAAAATGAATCTAGTCGAGAATATTTTCATGGACTACTGAAGGACTATCTTTATCGTGAACGTCAGCATGATAGTAAATTCAAAATTGATACTCCACATGGTAAAGTCACTACCCGTAAGACGCCATCGGGACTGAATTATGATGAAGCAACGGTGCTAAAGTCATTACGTGACCAAGGAATTAAAGAGCTTATTAAAACCAAGGAAACCATCAAAAAAACTGACTTAAAGAAGTCCGGAACAATTATTAATGGAAAATTCGTACTTGAAGATGGACAAATTGTTGATGGTGTAACTGAGAAGCCAGCCAGTGAATCCGTTAAGTTTAGTTTGTAGGGGGCAAAATGAAGTTTTATGTGGATGGCAACATTCCAGTGATACCGAACATGTACTTCATATACGGTGATGGCGGTACCGGTAAGACCAGTGTAGTGAAACAATTTGTAGGGCACAAGTTGTTGTTCAGCTTCGACATGTCAAGCAATGTCTTGATAGGTGATAAGGACGTCGACGTTATCATATTTGAACATCGTGATATGCCAAATATCCAGGCAATGGTTGAGCAATATGTCATGCAGGGGATTCAAGATGCTAAGTATCGGGTAATTGTATTAGACAATATCACAGCACTTCAAAACTTGGTATTAGAAAATATTGATAATGCTGCTAAGGACAATCGTCAGAATTATCAAAAATTACAATTGTGGTTTAGAGATCTCGGTACAATTTTGAAAGAAAGTGGCAAGTCTGTATATGCTACTGCTCATCAACTTGATAATGGTTCGTCAGGTATTAGCGGTGAAGGCAGATACCAAGCCGACATGAACGAAAAGACGTTCAATGCGTTTACTAGTATGTTTGACCTCGTTGGTCGTATCTACCTGACAGGCGGTGAACGCATGATTGATTTAGATCCCGAAAAAGGTAATCACGCCAAGAACCGAATTGATAATCGCAAATTGATTAAAGCAAATGAACTAATTCAAACAACTAAAGGAGCAAAATAAAATGGCACTTTTTACAGTAGATTCAAGTAATACTTTTGGTCAAACAGTCGAAGAAGCAGGTAAATACAATGTGGCAATTGCTTCCAGTTCACAATACACGACCACTAAAGAGGCCGGCAAGCCCATGGCAATATTTGACTATGAGGTCTTAGACGGCCCATATAAAGGTGGCCTGATTCGTTTTGACAACGAAGTTTGGGATAGCACTTCTGAAGATAAAGCTAAGTTGTCTGCCAAACGTTTTAACACCATTGCAGTCGCCTTAGGTGCAAGTAATGGCACGGCATTTGATTCAATTGAACAGTTTGTCAGCCAAGCAGTGGGGCATCAGTTAGCAATCGCTGTTGATTGGGATACTGGTTCAAATGGAAAAACGTATTTAGCGGTTAAAAGTTACGAGCCATTTATGCAGGATGGTAGCAAACCGAATGGCGTTAAGCGACCAGCAGGCAGTAGTAATACAGGAAATAGTGGCTTTGGTAATCGTCAAAGCACTAGTGGTGGCTTTGGATCAGCAACTAATCATCAACAGTCTAGTGGATTCAATGCACCGACAAGCAGTAATACTGGTAATGCGCAAACACCCGGAACAGCAAACGGTTATAGTAGTCAATCAGCCAATAGTTACCATGGTGGCGGCTTTCCCCCAATCCCAGACGGATCGCCCTTCTAATTTAAACCGGCTATTAAACAAAGCTTCGAAACATTGGGGTGACTAGATGCAGCAGTCTCGAACGCAGTTAATTGAGCAGGACGGTCAATACTATTTGGTTACACTGTTGGATAAGAAGCCTAATTTAGACCATATTGAGACGGTCAGCGGTTCCCACGACCAGTTTTACATGGACTGGGAGATAGCTGATACACGCAAAGCTAGGCCGCAACAACGACGCTTGTTCTTCGCGTTGCTTAGTGACATCTATACGTGGTCAGGCATGCCGACTGACTTCTTGAAAAACTTGTTTTATTTGCAGTATGAGTCATATACGTTTGGCAAGCAGATTAGCCTGTCAGACGTCACACAATCGTCTGTGAGCGATGCTAACCAGTTGCTCGACCTAGTTATCGACTTCATGTTTGAGTGGCACGTACCGTTCAACGAAGGCTATAAGCTATTGCCACGTGAGCAAGAGTATTACCTGTTCCAGTGTTGCCGCCATCGAGTTTGCATGATCTGTGGTAATCGTGCTGATATCCATCATGTAGACGTCATCGGGGCTGGCTTGAACAGAACGCACGTTGATCATACCAAGCGACATGTTATGGCTTTGTGTCGAGTCCATCACAGTGAGATTGAGCAAATTGGATCCGTGGCATTTAGTGCAAAATACCACGTCCCAGTAGATGGCATAAAACTAGATAAAGAAACATTAAAACGAATTGGCTTGAAAGGTAAATACAGCAGTGACTAATACACCGGGTGGGTGGAATGCCCATTATATGATTGAGGTGATATGGATGAGAAGCCTACTTATTGATGAACCACCACTACAAGTATTGCCATCGTTGGCGATTAGTTTAAATAGCGCTGACAAGGCATTGATCCTTCAACAAATTCATTATTGGCTGAATAGGTCTAATAATGTAAGAGATGGATTTAGGTGGATTTATAATAGCGCCGCAAAATGGCATCAGCAGTTTCCGTGGCTGTCAGAAAAAACCATTCAGCGTTATTTAAAAGACCTTGAAAAGCGTGGATTATTAATCACTGGTAATTATAACAAGGCGAAATTTGACCGTACAAAGTGGTACAGAATCGATTATGACGCATTAGACAATTTGGGGTCAGCATTGGGACTGACAGTACCAACGATAGGGACTGAGCGTCCCAATGGAATGGGACTGACAGTTCCCACCAATACCAATAGACTACCAGAGACTACTACAGAGACTACAAATAATAAACGTCCCAACTCAAAAACCGAGTATGGACCAGATGATCCACCCTACAAAGTAGCACTCCATTTATTGACCAGAATCAAACAACGGCAATCTGACTTCAAAGAACCAAACTTACAGAAATGGGCTAATGATATTCGACTGGCACACGAACGTGATCATCGCGATTATGAAAAATTAGATTGGCTAGTAGATTGGTCACAGGATAATTCATTCTGGCAAGCAAACATTTTGTCGGCAGGGAAGTTACGCAAGCAATATGACGCACTCATGGGTCAGGTTAAACGTGATCACCCGACTAACGTTGCACCGCAAACACGAGAGGACTGGTTTGGCTAATGGAAAACGTAACGAAACTATTCAATCAAGCCACGATTCAGAAAGTAGTAGCGGCTAGAGGAATTGATACAACCAAGTTGCCAACCAAAGAAGAATTGGATCATCAAACGATTGATAGAGCGAATGCGGGCGTAATTGCTAATCGGAAACGGTATTACTATCACATGTCAGTTTGGTCCGGAGGTGTGCCGCTACGATTTAGCTTTAATGATTGGCAGGTTGATAAACAGCCTAATCAAGCTAAAGCTAGAGAGCTAGGCAATCAGGCATTTAAGTTAGCTAGGCAATTAGAGACTAACCAGTTCAACGTAGCACTTGCAGGTGGCCCCGGCGTTGGTAAAACATCATTAGCACTGGCAATCATGTATCAGCTAATGAGCGTAGGACAGACAGCAATGTTTGTCTCAACAGCTGAATTGCTACGGCTGGTCAACGAGAAATATGATGCGCCAGATGTCAGGGAACGCTTAAACTATGTTCTAAAGGACATGAAAAAAGTCGACGTGTTGGTGCTAGACGACTTTGGTACTGAAGGTGGTAAGCCAACTGAAAAAGGGTTCTACAAGCCAGTGCACAAAGATTTACGTACGTTGATGTATGACGTTGCCAATGCCAGATGGAACCTTAACATTAATGATGGCAAATTAGCAACGATTATCACTACCAACAATACACGAAGCCAGTTAGAAAACATGTATAGTGGTCAGACAATTGATCGCTTATATACCAAGAATATCAACTGTCAATTGCTGTTTGACAACATGGAAGGAGTCAGAAGTGTATGAGTTGTGAATTATGTCATGGTAGTAAAGCTGTTCAGCAACCACTTGGAAGTTATGGTTTCACATTTTGTCCATGCCCGAATTGTACGAATAAGATACATGATCATTACGAACAGGAGCTTGAAAGGAAGTTAGCCTATGTCAACCCAAAATTGGCCTAAGGAGCTTGAAACGATTCATAAGCTAGAAGCGAGATATGGCAGCATGGATAACGCGCCTGAGAGCAAACTAGCTAACTTGCATAAGATGCCTGGAATTAAGACCGTATCAGGCGATTACACGGAGATTACGTGTACCCAGTATAATGCCATTAAATTAGTCATGGAAGGCAAGCAGGGTAAAACTAGGACGTCTCGGGAGCTAAAAAAGAGTAATAGTTGGATTAATAGACGTATTCGTGCGATTGACGAAAACAAATACTACATTACGGAGGATTAATAAGTATGATTGATATGAAAATTGGCCAGTATCACCTGACTAGTGACAAATACGAAGTTAAGGTTAACAAGATGTCGTTAGATAGTCAGGGGCACCCAGTGACTAGCTACGATGAGAAATCTGGTATTAATCGGCCGATAGAAGCACCCCTAGCGCATTGTAAGAATGTCGAGGACGCATTGCACTGGCTTCGTGGGTATTTACTCCGGACTGGTAGTGAACGCATTATAACAGTGGATCAGTTAGCCAGAGAGAGTCGTAAAATTGAGCGGCAGTTTGATGCGTACATTAAAGAGCGATTACCGGAAGGATTGTGAGCTATGCCTAAACACACTAAGAAGCGTTCCACGATTAAACAGAAGCACCGGCGCATGAAGCAACACGCCGAAGCAAATAAAAAGCCAACCAAAGAGGACGGAAAGTAATTATGAAATTAAAGATTGAAAACAATGATTTGACCGTAACAGTTGAAGCAACTCGTGAATTGAGCTTTGAGGAAGTTTTTAAGTCACATCAGCTGGCTACTGGCCGTGATGATGAATTGAGCACTGGTCGTGAAGAAAAACATATGTTTACTCCGGAAGATTCAAATGGACTAGTTAAGGATGCTAATACCGAGTCTGAGTTCATTCCGGCAAGTATGCCCAAAAATGGTGAAATGGTCAAAGCTGAATTTATTTGTCCACAGTGTGGCTACGATAAAGTGACACATGTTAAGTTTGGCTTTAACCACTGGAGTTGTCCTGGCTGTGGAATTAGATTATTTCTAGCGTATGCAACCGGTACTCGTGGGGAAAAAGATGCAAATGGGTTTTACTACAAAGCTAATCGAGAATTTATTAGTCATGCATCTGAAAACAGTGACGATGATTTTTCCAAGATGTTTACCCGGTCAGATAATCCAGAGAAGCCGGATGCTTATGACACAATCCCGGACATCAAAAAGTATCTTGATAAGCACGGCATTGATTATTCCCATGCAAAGTTTAAAGGTGACTATGTTGATTTAATTCCAGAGGATTAATCATGATAATCGTCAAGAAACCAACTAACGAGGAACGAAAGCGGGCGTTTGAAGCGTTCGGGGAGGATTAAAAATGATTAAACGTGATAAATGCGTTGCTAAACCAACCAAATTTAGCGTGATTAAGATTACAGGTGAATTGGGTGAAGAAGTACAGAAAGCCTTTAAGACTGCTGATGAGCTTGATGAAAAACTAGATAGACCAAGAAATCACTGGAAAACGATGTTTGAATACCATGGGTTGGTTTGGTCTGATGTATGGGGATTTGAATTCATAGCAAACTACGGTAAGGAAAATCAGGGTAGACGACAAACAATTTCACTTAATGATCGGGTCATTGAAGACCGTGATGGCGAACAATTTTTAATACCTAATGACCTATTTGAACGTTACTTTATTTAGGAGATGGCGACGATGATTAAGTTTAGAGCGTGGGACAGCGAGTGCAAGGTAATTAGAGACTATGACGAATTGAAAGGGTTGACCTTGGACGCCTTAGATGCAAGTGATTTTAAGCTAGAACAGTTTATCGGCCTGACAGACGTGAACGGTAAGGAGATCTATGAAGGCGATATTGTAAAAGTTTGGTCAGATATGAGCGAGTTAACGATGGCGCCAACTGTTAATGAAATTGTTTCAGAAGACCTGTTCGGGATACCAGGTATGTTTTTGAAACCAGTAGGGACACATTTAATTGAGCCATGCCTGCATGACTCTTGGAGTAATCAATTTGAAATTATTGGCAACGTGCACGAGAACCCGGAGCTACTGGAGACGGACAAATGACTGAGACAGAGAAGCAAAAAGCGTGTCGATATTGTCATATTCCATTCTTAGACCTTAGCGGAAAAACAGAGTATGAGGCTGAATTAGAGGACAGTGCATATTGTGGAACAGATGACAAAGGAATCCTAGAATTTGGCGCTTCATTTGATTCTGGTTGTTTAAGTAAAGATGAAACAGTGAATATTAATTACTGCCCAATGTGTGGGCGGAAACTATCGAAGGTGAAACAATGAAATTTTATAGCAAACAGCCAATTGAGGCTGAACAGTTTGATGGCAGTCAGACAAGTCTATTTGGGTATGAAGTTATGCCAGATTCATTACTTGATGCATTAACAGGTGAGCCAGCTTATTATTCAATACTGATTGACGATGTTGAGTCAGAACTTGATGACTTTCCAGATGATAATGAAGTCTCGTTTGAAGTTGGTGATTGGATTGTTAAGGAAGCAAACGATATTAAAGTTTTGACTGATGAAGAGTTCAAACAACAGTATGCCGAGTTACCGGTGATTCCTAAAGAGGTAGCTGACTGGATCGATAAATGTAAGAAAGATATGGTGTCAATTTGTTGGGCAATGGATGAACCAAATCTACCTGAAAAGGTGGCTGATTATTTCAGAAAGTATTATACACGTGAACAGTGGATTGAAATTCAAGATACGTTTGCTCGTGCATGGCTAGATGGGTATACGGTGGAGGAAGACAAATGAAACAGATATTTGAACTTCTTTGGAATTTTTCCCCATTGCAATTGGTGAGGTATTTAATAACGTCAGTTGGCGTATTGCTGTTTATTGAATCAGTAATAATTTGGATGGTGAACAGGCATGACTGATACCGAATACGCCCAAGCAATCCAAATGAAAGCCACAGTTGCCAACTTGGAAATGAACGTGGCACTGACAACTGAGCAACAGGCACAAATTGGCCAGGACTTCATTGCTGACATTGCAGAGTTGAGTGAAAGGGGAATTGGTAGTGAAACGAACGACGATTAGAAAAGTTGAAGATATTCTACGTGACTATCCCAAGATTGACAAGTACATTGAGAAACGCGAACAGGAATTACGTTATCCAACTGTCCCACGTGATGATAATGTCGGGGGTGGCAAGGCACAATACAAGTACCCAGAAACAACGCTCAACACGATTATCACGATTGATGACGATCGACGCATTAATGCTTTGAAACATCAGCGGGAAGTGATTGACGATTGCTTAGATGGTGTCGGCCCTGACACTGAAGTAATTATAAATGAATTGTATTTTAAAAAGCACCAGCAATACACGATTGATGGACTTATTACAAACCACTTAATCAATGTTAGCCATACTAAGGCGTTTAAATTAAGGAATGAGTTTATTACAGAATGTGCTAAGGGATTGGGATTATATGAAATCGCGTATTAATTGCGTATTTTCGACCCCTATAATCGTGCTAAATTTGTAGTATGCCAAATGTGATTGACGTGCATGAAGTAATCCTCCAAATTACAGACTGGTAATCGCCGTGGGCTAATTGGTAAGCCACAATGGGATGTAGGTTCGAGGCCTACCGGCGATATAATTAGCGCAATTAATCTGGCCACCAAATTGCATGCAGAAACATGCGCGCTGTGGTAATATAATCAAACATGGTTGCAAAAACTATAATCGTTTTTCTGATAACAACCGTGTACAGGAGCCTGACATTTAGTTGGGCTCTTTTTAGTACATACGATTAAGAGGAACTGCAATGAATATGAAAGACAACAAGGCTATTGAGAATGACTGGAAAGAAGTTAATTTAGAATTATTCGGGGCACAACATCCATTCTGTTCAAGCAACGAGGCACCTTATGGCAAAGATGATTAACACAAAATACGGCTACGTCACGCCACAAGAAGCAGAGATGGATGCCCACTTAGATAAATGGATGAAGCGTCGTGCTAAACAGCATGGCGCTTTTAGTTTGGATAAAAATAAGGAGGTGCAACATGCCAAGGACAAGAAGATGCCGTTATCCTAACTGCCACGAGATGGTCACGTTCCCTGACCACTATTGCCAGCAACACTATGAGCATGAAGCTGAGTACTTGGCTAGTCGGCAACGTTGGGCACGTAGCAATGACAAGCAGTACACGCACAAGTACAACACGGTTACACGTTATCGCAACGAGGATAAGCGCCAGCAATACAACTTCTATCGGACAAGACAATGGTCACATCTAAGGCAACAAGTCCTAGAGTGTGACCATTACTTATGTGCTTACTGCAAAGTGCAAGGCGTTATCACACCCGCTAAAACTGTTGATCACATTGTTCCAATTGAGTTTGACGAAGCATTGAAAGCTAATGTTGATAACTTAGCTGTTATCTGTGGGAGTTGCCATCGCACTAAGACGGACTGGGAGCAATCATACTATGGCACTGGTCAAGGCAACGAGTTGCAAAGCGTAACGCCAATCAATGATGTATCGGCAATCGCTGTGTTAATGAATAAGGAGTGAAGTCATTGAAATCGTATTATATTCAATCAATCAATCTGTGGATTATTTGCGTGAATGCTAACAAATTTGTTGATATGAAGACAAAGGACGCTATTAGAAAGCAGTGGCGTCAGCAAGTTCACACGGCCGAAGATGTCGTCGTACTTGATGAGTCTATTGCACCGTTTGAGTTCATTGGTAAATCAGGTGCAACCATTGATACTGAAACAGTTGTCAAAGCTATTAAACAATCAGAGTTAAAACGTGAACACCTTAGTCAGATGCTAGGGTAATAGAAAGGATAGTGGCAGCCATGTCGAACAGGTATGACAAGATTCCTGACTACAAAGTAATTAAATCAGCAATGCAACAGGAACTAACCGATAAGCAAATTGCACATGTTAAGAGTGAAATTGAAACAGCTGTTTTACAGAATGATGATAAGGCTTATGTTGATCTTATCAGCTTTAATCCCAATCAAAAGAGAAAGCTGAGACAGGTTCTAAAAAGCAAAGGCTATCAGTTGTCAGAAGAATCAAACTGGTCAGTCCTCATTAATTTATAAGCGCCTGTCGTTCGATTTAAGCAATTTTAAATTTATGAATGTAATTTAGTCACAATAATTATTAAAACAACCCCCGCCCCCTAACACGTCCCAGAAAGAGCACACACATTGCCGTTAGCTTGCAAAAAAATCAATTTTTTGAATTTTAACATAGGGGGGGCAGGCACTAATTGGGAAGGAGGATCTTTGACAATGAAAAAAACATTCTATCAGCAGAATGACGGGAAACTATCCAAGGATCCGCCAGTTCAATTAGGGGCTATTGCGGCCAGCTGTTGGCGAAAAATCGTGCCTTTTTTAGAAACTACTGACAAAGTGCATAGAATAGACTCATTTTTAGTCGAAAACTATTGTTCTCAGTATGAAATATATCGTGAAGCATATGAAGACATTAAAGAAAATGGCATTCAATCTAAAGTGTTCAAATCTTTGCAGGATAATTACGGTGCAGTGGTTGGTCAGGATTTTGTTGGATTTAAGAAGAACCCGGCAGTTGGAACATTAAAAGATTCAATTACCTTGCTAAATTCTATAGGTATGCAGCTAGGACTATCGCCAAAAGGGCGTCAAAATCTGTCTGAACTTGCTAATCAGAGCAAGGAAGAACCTTCAATTGCTGATTTGCTGAATGGTGATGAAAATGACGAAGATTGAAATTAAGAATAAAGATGTTATCAGCGCTTATAGAAGTGAAAACTATGAATTAATTGTAAAAAAATACCATGATCCAGCTACTGAATATGCTTTTAAAGTGCTTAATGGCGAGATCTTGGCAGGTTATAAAATGAAACTCGCCTGTTTTAGACACTTACAAGATTTAAAGCGATCTGAATCAGGAAGCATAGATTTTCCTTATCACTATGACTTGAGTGAGTGCAGAAAAATACTGAATTTTGCTAAGCTTTGTCCAGATGTTAACGCTGGGGTTCCACTACCACTTCTATTATGGCAAAAAGCAATTCTTTGTTTAATGATCGGCTGGAGAGATGAACTAAACCATAAACGTTTTACTCGTGTTTCACTGTCAGTTGCCCGGACAAATGGGAAAACCTATTTGGTCAATATCATGCTTTGGTATGCATATATGATTGAAGCGGCTTCTAAGTTTAATCAAGACTTGGCTTATATTGGCCCGGTCGCAGCACAAGCTAAAAAGGGCTGGCGCTATGTAGAGATGTTTGGCCATAAATTAAAAGAAGTGGCAGCCTTTAAGAATCAATTCTTTGATAGATACGGTGTTGATGTTCAATCTGAACAAGTAAAGGGAAATAAAACTCAGAACAATATTCTAAGAATGTCTAATGAATCGGGCCAATTTGACAGTTATCATTTCTTGTTTTGTGTAGCTGATGAGGCTGGGGATAAGCATTACACAACAGACAATTTTAGTAAGGTAACATCAGGCCAAGTACAAACACCCAACCATCAGTTCGTTCAGATTTCTACAGCGTATGATGATCCAACGGTTCCGTTCCATAACGACCAAATACGCATGACAGAAATTATGGAAAAGGATTACTTACGATCTGGTGATGAATTTCTAGTTCTAGTGTGGGAACAAGATTCTCCTGATGAGTTGAATAAGCCTGAAACGTGGATTAAGTCTAATCCAATTTTGATGATTAAAGACAATCAAACCATGGTAAAAGGGCTGCAGACTGAAAAAGATAATAAGTTGAACGACGGCACTATTAATGATTTCAAAAATAGAAATTTAAATATATGGATGCAGTTAAAGTCGGCTACATATTTGAAGCTCAGTGAAGTCGAGAAGTCTATTATCAATAATTATTCGATTCAAGGTCAAGATGTCTATATTGGGTTTGACAGTTCAATGTTTTCAGATAATACGGCGCTTGCTTTTGTGTTTCCATATATTGACGAAAGAAAACATAAACAAAAATGGTTTATCATGCAACATTCATTCATTCCTTGGCGGCAAGCTGGATCAATTGATATTAAAGAAAAACAAGATGGAATTAAATACCGTGATATGGTCAAGCTAGGATTCTGCACAATCACCGCACACCCACAAGGCTTGATTAATATCGAACAGGTCTATGACTGGCTGGTTAGCTTTGTTGAACATAACCAATTAAAGGTTAAGTTCTTTGGATATGATCGTATGGGAGACTATCGAGTAAAAGATCTTGTTAAAACTTTAGATGCCAATTTTGATTGGCCATTGCTTGATGTTGCGCAAAGAACGTCTGAAATTGGAGATCCAACAAAATTCCTACAGGAAAGATTCGCCGATAGTTCAATTTCTTTATTAGCAGATCCTGTTCTAAAAAAGGCGCTCCTCAATGCTGAAACTTATGAGGACAAAATTGGTATGCAAGTGGACAAGCTTAAAGCAACATACAAGATTGACGTAGTTGATGCTTTGATTGATGCAATATATCAAGCAATGTATCATTTCAAGGATTACGGGCCACTTGAAGATAGATCTGGTTCAGTAATTGATCGGTTAACAGATAAGGAAGCGTTAGAGTGGTACAACAATCCAGAATCCGGGTTGTTAGGAGATGATATTGATGATTTTTAAACAACTTTTTGCTACCATTTGGCATTACTTTGATGTGCTGTGTTTCATTCTAGGCATGATTGCTGGAGTGTATGCAGCCTTTTTATTTGGGCAGGCCCAGGGTGCCCTAGCAATTGCGGTAGCTTTGTTCTTAGTTGGCTGGCTTTCTGAAGCCGTTGCAGCTGGTCAAAAAGGAGGTGATTAACAATGCCATTTTTTAAACCGCCGACGACGATTAATAATTCGATTGGTATTCAAAGTGTACCGGTTGAAGATGATAACGTTGTTAACTTTCTAACGCCAACTGGTAGTCATGAGTATGTTAGTGCTAACGATGCTTTGAAAAATTCAGATATTTATTCAGCGGTTAACCAAATATCTGGAGACTTAGCCACGGTACAATTAATGGCCAATATGCCACGAGCGCAAGGAATTCTAAACAATCCTAGCACGACCGCTAATGGGCACACGTTTTGGCAGTCTATGTATTCACAACTGTTATTGGGTGGTGAATGCTTTGCATATCGTTGGCGTAATCCTAATGGCTTAGATCTGCGCTGGGAATATTTGCGACCGAGCCAAGTGCAAACCTACTTATTAGATGACGGCAGTGGCTTAACCTATACAGTTACTTTCGATGAGCCACAATTAGGTGTCTTACAATATGTACCACAGTCTGACATGATTCACATTCGCTGGGCTAGTACCGATGGCGGCAAGACAGGCAACAGTCCGTTAAAAGCATTATCGAATGAGATTCAAATTAAAAATTCATCAAACGATTTAACATTAGCCGCATTGGCGCGATCAATCAGCGCTCCGGGTGTTTTAACAGCTAAAAAAGGTGGTGGCTTACTAACAACAAAAATGAAAATAAGCCGTTCAAGAGAATTTATTCGTCAGGTTAATCATTCAAACGGCGGCCCAGTTGTTCTTGATGATTTGGAAGAGTATACACCATTAGAAATGAAAGCCGATGTTACCAAGCTGTTAAGCCAAACAGATTGGACGAGTAAGCAAATTGCTAAAGTTTTCGGCATTCCTGATAGCTATTTGAACGGTCAGGGTGACCAACAAAGCAACATTGACCAAATTAAAGGCATGTACACTAATGCTCTTAATCGCTATTTACAGGCAATTTTAGCTGAACTGGATAACAAGCTTAATGCTAAGATTACGGCCAATATACGGACTGCTGTAGACCCATTGGGTGACTCATTTGCAGCCACCCTATCAGGGCTAGCTAAAGATGGCACGATTGCTAATAATCAAGCAACTTGGGTTTTACAACAAACGGGCTACTTCCCAGATGAAATGCCGGCAGCTGAAAAGTCACCAACACAACAAGTTGTAATTCAATCGGGAAAAGGAGGTGATAATAATGACAAAGAAAGTGATGATTAAAGGCGACATTGTTGATGATCAAACAGCCGGTTTCTATCAGTTCTTTGGAATGCCAGCAGTATCACCTTCGAGTGTCGCTAGTGTTTTAAACGACGACAGTGGTGATGAAGCACTTGAAGTTGATATTGCTTCCAATGGTGGCGATGTTTTTGCAGCTAGTGAAATCTACACTATGCTAAAGAACTATACAGGTAATGTCACAGTTAATATTCAAGGCTTAGCAGCTAGTGCAGCAAGTGTGGTTGCCATGGCTGGTGATAAGGTGTCTATTTCACCAACTGCTCAGATTATGATCCATAAAGCCTGGTCACAGCCAGCTGGTAATGCTGACGATCTCGAACATGAAGCTAGCATTTTAAACGGCATTGATCAATCGATTGCGAGTGCCTATGAAGCTAAAACTGGCATGGAGCAAGCTGATTTGCTACAGCTAATGGCAAATGAAACATGGTTAACAGCCAATGATGCCGTTGATAAAGGCTTCGCTGACGAAATTATGTTTGCTAATGATCAACAATTACAACCGGTGAATGCTATTTCACACATTCCACCTAAGTCAGCAGTTAATAAACTGCTTAACTTAATTTACAAAGCAGACAAGGCTAAGCCTAAGCCTGCTGAACAAAAAAATACTACTAATAGTCAATCTGCTGAATTACGAAACAGCAAATTGGCTATTTTATTTGGGAAAAATCAAAAGGAGGCCAACTAATGGCTAATATCAACACAATGAATGATGCTTGGATTGCCCAAGGGCAAAAGGTATCAGACTTGAACGACAAGTTAAACGCTGCTGTCCTTGATGACAGCTTTGATCAAGAAAAATTTAAAGCAATGAAACAAGATCGCGACAATGCGGTTGCTCGGCGTGACGCTTTACATGAACAATTGGAAGAAGAACGCAAGGCTCAAGAAATTGCCAATATGGATGATAAGGACAAGACCAGACTTGATGATGACGAAGAAGACATCAAAGCTAAGTTCATTAAGAACTTCCAAGGCATGATTAAAGGTGATCCGAAAGTTATGAACTTGGTAACTTCTTCTACCGACGAAGCTGGCGATGCAATTGGTTTGACTATTCCTCAAGATATTCAAACGGCAATTAATACGCTGGTTCGCCAATACGATTCATTACAGCAGTATGTTAATCGGGAAGCTGTTACAACTCAAACTGGGTCACGAGTTTACGAAAAGTGGACTGACGTGACAGCTTTAGCTGATTTAGATGATGAAACAGCCACTATTGGTGACAACGATGACCCACGTTTGTCCATTATCAAATACACAATCCATCGTTATTCTGGCATTACCACGGCTACTAATTCGTTGCTCAAAGACACTGCTGATAATATTCTAGCTTGGTTATCACAATGGATTGCCAAGAAAGTTGTCGTTACCCGCAACGCTAAGATCATCGAAGCCATGAACAACGCGCCAAAGAAGCCAACCTTAGCTAAGTTTGATGACATTATTACGATGATTAATACTGCTGTTGATCCTGCCATTAAGTCTACGTCGTTCTTAATGACAAATACGTCGGGTTTCAATGTGCTTTCCGAGGTTAAGGATGCTATGGGGCGTTACCTACTGCAACCAGATCCAACACAACCTGATCGGTATTTAATTCGTGGTAAGCGGATTGTGGAGGTAGCTGACAAGTGGTTACCCAATGCTGGGACAGCAGCGGCACCAGTTTATCCATTGTATTATGGTGACTTATCACAAGCGGTTACTTTATTTGACCGAGAAAATGCGTCATTGTTAACGACTAATATCGGAGCTGGCGCCTTTGAAAAGGATCAAACTAAGATTCGTGTAATTGATCGTTTTGATGTTGAAGCTACTGATACAGAGGCCTTTGTTGCCGGTTCGTTCAGTAAGATTGCTGATCAAACGGCTAACTTTGCGGCGAGCGCTGCTACAACGACTGACGGGAAGTAATTAGCCAACTATGTCGCCAATAAATACACAGTACAGTGACAATCTGGGCGGCCAAGTAAGGATGTGATTTAAGTGGCAGCCGATTTAGAAACCTTGAAATCATCTTTGCGAATTGATGGTGATGATGACGACAATCTGCTAAAGGGCTATTTGTCTGCAGCTACTAGCTACATTAAACAAGCCATCGGGGACGACAATAGTGTTCTAGGGTTCTATGAAATGGAAGGCGTGAAGGACTTGTTTGAAACGGCTGTTTATGCCTTAGCTGGTTCATATTGGACTTATCGAACATCGATTACAGCCATCGCTGTTAATCCAGTTGATCTGGTCGTGGACTCAATCATTGGTCAACTCAGAGGGTTGTACAGTCAAAAGCAATATGAGGCGGGGACAAATGACGAAAGCAATTAATCCTGCACGAATGAATTTTAGATTGGAGTTTGGAACTCAGGCAGCTACTGGAAAAGTTAACCCTAATACGGGTAATCCTATTACTGATTTTGTCCCTCAATTCAGTTTGTACGCCGGCGAATGGTCATTGTCGTTTCAGCAAAGGTTAGCGTTAAATGGCGACACCTCACAACAGAATGCCGTTTATTTTGTGCGCCATAATCGAAAAATAGCTACCGGCATGCAATTGCGACGCAATCATCAGGATGTTTACCAGATTGATGATGTGGCTTACGATGATGGTTTGCCACCAGATGGTTTTGACCTCATAACTTGTCATAAGGTGGTGATCGGGCGTGGCGAATGAGATTAAACATGCAGACTCATTTGAACATATTTTAGATACTATGGCGGAAGGCTTTGGACGTGAAGAGAAGGTTAAAGCTAATGCAGCTGGAGCAGATCAGTTCATTAAAATTATGAAGCCTAAGATTCCTGTGGGCAAACTACGCAAGGTACATGGTCATGCTGAAAAAGCGCATCTACGTGATTCATTAATTACTGTAGATCATCCTAATGGCTCAGTTAACGTTGGCTTTACAGCCAAAGGTGAAAAAGGGTACATTGCACGTTTTCGAAATGATGGCTGGGACGTCGTTGACCGTAATGGTTCCAAACACAGCCATGTTTCCGGGAAACACTTTTGGGAGACTACTCAGCGCGAAGCAAAAGGCCAAGTTGGCAAGGCGGTTGTTGAACAATTAAAGACTGCTATGGACAAGAAGGTGGGCAAGTGACACCGGTAGCTTTTATTAAAAGCATAATTGTTGCAAATATTAATGAAATACCAGAACTAGCTGTGGAGCATATCCATAGCTTTTTTATTCCAACTAACGATACTTCAACTGACGAGCCGCTTGTAGTAGTCAGCGGATTACCTGAACGTAGTCAAGATTATGGCAACGGAATTCCATTCCAATCAACGAAGCAAGTTCAGATACAGCTCTATTATCCTAAAGATTACTTGGGCAATATAGATGCCATAGAAGCCGGGTTAAAACAAGTGCTATTGGCTAATGATATTCGTTGCTATAGCGATGCCGGCCAGACGTTAACACCAGATTCAGAAAGTATTACGAACACTTTGAAATTTAACTATATAAAGGAGGCCATTTAAATGGCAACATTAGGTTTAAACATGTTATACACCGGTATTAAAGCCGATGATGGGTCAACGGTTATTGATGCAGATAAGGGATTGGCGGCCGCTGGGGTATATCCCATTGATACTAGCAAAGCAAACGGTAACTTGGGTACTAAGACTGCTAACATTACCGGGCTATCTGGTACGGTTTCTAAGATCACTGGCAACAATGAAGTTGTGGACGTTTCTAATCCACCTTCGGCACCGTCAGTGGCAATCGACGCAAATGAAATTAATTTCATCGTCAAGCAAAAACTATTAGGCCGGGTATCAGATGGTAAAGGTGGTTACATTGATTCTGATACACCCGTTGAAGCTGGTCTTATTATTGAGTCACGTTCACCAGTGACACGTACTGCTGTTTATTTCTGCTTTGGTCGTGGGATTTTTAACGAAGCTGGCCAGAACATTCAAACGAACACGGATACGGCTGAAACTCGTGACGATGATAATTTGACATTTACCGCCTTGAACTATGATAAATTCAGCGGCCAACCGTACAAGGTATATGCTGAGTCAGATCCTAAATTTGATAAGCAAGCGATGTTTGACGCTGTATTCCCCGGACAAACGTTTTATAAAAACGCGAGTAACGGCACCAGTGGTCAATAAAGCTACAACTGACACAGGCTCACAGACTAGTAAAGCTGATAGTGACTCATCTGCACCAACCAGTAATAAATGATAATTATGGTCGCCTAAAATAAATTCACAATACCGCTAGGGGCGGCTTTTAAACATGCTGAGAAGCACATTCTAAGCACGAGTTCACAATAAATGATAATAAACGATACACAAAGGGGCATATAAATAATGGCAAAATCAGTTAAATTTGATGGTAAGAAAATTGGGACGGGCACGCAGTATACGTTGATTGATAGTGGCCAAAATGTTGAGAAAATGGCCGAAGCATATAAGAAGTTCATCAAGACTACTGAAGAAACTGAGGACAGCATTACAGGCGTGGTCGAATTAACGCCTAAGCTTGCAAAGGTTGTGGCTGAAACAACCTGTGATTTATTGGGACTAAATGCTTCACAAAAGAAGCGTGTCATGTCCATGGAGTTTTCGGTTAGCGACGAATACGACTTCTTTAATGACTGTTTAAAACAATTCTTGGGAGTAGAATTACCATCTGTAGGCAGCAGTAGCGATCAGGAAGAGGACGAAGACCCAAAATTGCCAAAGCCAGAATGATTTGGCAACTTGATAATTTTATTCAGGATATTGATTACATCGCTAATCAATTGATTTCACAAGGTATATTGCCTAGTGACTTTTACCAAAGCTCATTTAGTGAAATGCAAACAGCGTTGAATGCCAAGTCACGTAAAGACCGTGTTCAAGATCCGCTCGAATTAGCACGTCAAATCGGTGCGTTGTAAAGGAGGCAAAGTATGGCAACGGAGAAAATTCAAGGCTACGAATTCGCAATTAACATGGACGATGGTGGCATGACTCGCACGTTGCGAGAAATAAAGAATGAAGCAAAATTACTAAAATCTGGTATGCAAGCTAACTTTGCTGAAATCCGTTCGGGTGAAGGTGTTATGGCGGCCTATGCGGGTAAAGTCAAAGATGCTGGTCGAGCTATTGAAGCACAACGATTAGTGATTGAGCGTCTCAAAAGTGAGCAAAACGGATTAGACCAGACCACTCAAAAAGGCCGAGAAGCTTACGTTAAATATGAAAATCAGATCAACGCTGCCAAACGCTCAATCGCCAGTTTAGAGGGGCAACAAGAACGAGCACAGAAGTCACTTGATCTGCAAAAAAGTGGTGTCTTACAATTAAAAGATGCAACCGAAATATCAGCTAAAGTAACAGACTCATATGTAGCCAAACTAAAAGCCGAAGGCCACGAGTTTGAAGCTAACAAAGTCAAGGCTAGCGGGTTACATCAAGCTTATAATGAACTTAACAAGCAACTAGAGGCTGAGCAAAGCAGACTGGATAAGATTGCGAATGCTAGTGGTAACAGTTCTAAAGAGTTCAAAGAACAACAGATTAGAGTGAACCAATTAGGCACTAAAATTGCCCAAACTCGGACTAAGATGAAAGAGCTTGATGAGCAATTAAGCAAAAAGCCACAGTCAGGATTAACGTCAGTCATTAGCCAGCTAAATAGAGTAAACGAGCACGCAGATAAGGCCAATCATTTATTTGGCAAAATTCTGGGTGCTCATTTAGTTGCCAATGGTATTACGAGCGCTTTTCAATCAATTACTTCACATATTCACGAAGCTATTAGCGCTGGTATGGAATACGAAAAAGAGCAACAAAAGATGACGGCCACCTGGTTGACTTTAACTGGTACGGTTGGTAAATCTAACGCAATGGTTAAAACGATCAACGACTTGTCGGTTAAGACTGGTCAAGCCGTAGATGTTGTTAACGAATTAGAACAAGGGTTTTATCATTTACATTCCAATAAAAAAGAATCAGATGAACTAACCAAATCCATGCTGAACATGTCGGATGCGGTTGGATTAGATAAACAACAGATACAGGCAGTTACGCAAGACATGGTTAACGGCCTGTCACGGGGAAAAGCCAATGCTGGTATGTTAAACCAAATTAGCCAGTATTTCCCGATGTTCCGTGAACAATTGGCCAAGTATGAATCTGGCTTAAAAAAGACGGGTGATACGGCTGCTTCAACAGGTAAAGGTGCTGCTAAAGCCGTAAGTGCCTATAACAAAAAAATGACCTTGATGTTTGAAGAAATGCATTATGGAACAAATAATAGTTTATCTGACCTAGAAACATATCGTCAAAAAGGTATTGTCAGTGCCCGACAATTTACAGTTTTTAGCAAGCAAATTGCAAGTGGGCACAAAGTGACTAATGCAGAAATTAAGCAAGCTATTAAGGTTAACTCGCAATATGCTGCTCAACAAGAAACAAATGCCCAAAAGACTCACAAAAGTAGTAAGGTAACAGTTGCTGATTTGAGTGAGATGGCTAAAGAAGGAAAAATATCTGCTAAAGATATTGAAAATACGTTTAATCAACTTGGATCTGGAAAATACGATAAAGCTGCCGACAACATGTTACATACGATGGTTGGTATGGAACGTACGATCAAAGCGCGTGTCCCAGCTTTAATTGGCGACATTGAAAAGCCAATTTTAACTGCTCAAAATCCAATTTATGGCGCAGTTTCAAAATGGGTATCTGACAAACGGACTGACAAGGAATTTACTAAGGTCGGTGTGGCTGCAGAAAAGGGAATTAGTACGATTACTAAAGCTTTTGCTAAAGCCTTTGATGTTAAGTCAGCACCAAAAGCAATGAATGATGCAATGGATAACTTGGCCAAGGGTGTCACCAAGGCTTCTGACTCTATTGCCAAAAATGCTCCGGAGATTGTTAATTTCTTCAAAACTGTCAAAAACTTGGGTGGCCTAGGCTTTGAAACACTGATCGAATCGCTTAAAATAACCAATGCACTTTTAAAGCCATTACTCAGTATGGTTGGCGGGCATACAGAAACCATTGCAAAATTTGGCGCAGCATGGTGGTTAACAAGTAAAGCCGTTAAAGAGACTAGTTCAGTTCTATCAACTTTTAAAAAAATTAGTGATACTGTTAGCTGGGCTGAAAAAGTTTTAGGGATTAAACAAGAAACTAAGGCTTTAGAAGAACAAAACGTGGTTCTTAAAACTAATGCTGAACTAAGTACGGCCAGTGAAGAAAATATTGGAACTGGTTATCGAAGGGTTAAAGGTAGAAAGGCTGGGAATGTAGGCGCTGATTTAAGCTCTACATCAGTTGAAGCGGAAAACACTGAAAAAATTGCTAAAAGCAGTAAATGGTCATTGTTAGGAGGAACAATTGGTACAAGGATTATCAATGGTGCTGGATTAGCCATGACTGCTTGGGACGCTGGTAGTAGCATCGCTAAAGCAGTTAGCTCCGGTAAGGCGTCTGATAAATATAAAGCAACTGGTAAAACAGCTGGAACACTTATTGGGGGCGGCATTGGCGCAGCCCTCGGAAGTGTTATTCCAGGAGCAGGAACAGCTGCTGGAGCTATGTTAGGAGCAAGCATTGGTGATGGTGTTGGTAGTACTAAAACTGCAAATACGATTGTTAAAAGAATTAGTGATGCGCTAAAAGGGAAGACCATTGAAGCTCCCAAGATTAAGACGGAGTCCACTAAGCACTCACTGAGTGATCTGGGTAAGGCGTATAGTTCCTATTATTCTAAAAAGCAGAAGCAAGATTTAAATGATGTGAACGTACTTCATAAAGAGGGTATGCTAACCGATGCGGAGTATAAAAAGCAATTAGCTTCAATTAAAAAGAATGATAGTGAGACAAATCGTTTTGAAAAAATGTCAGCTTCTGATCGCAATGCTATTGCGAAGTATTATGCGCAGCAAAAAGCCAGTATTATTAGTAAATGGAATGCTAGCGAGAGAAAAACTAGTTCTAGTTGGGATGCTAAAATAGCATCTGACGAACGACGGTTTGGTGCCAACTCGATTATTGTTCAGAAAGACATGTCTAAAAAGAAAGCAGCTATTAAGGCTGAAGAAAATAAAAAGTCAGCCGCTCTTGATAAACTCCGGATTAAAAGTGCAACGGAAACTACTGCACAAGAAGCCCGCTTACACACAACTTTAACGGGAAAGATAAAGTCAGCTGCTAATAAACAGAATGATATTTTGAGGAATCTTGCCAAGAGTAAAGGGAAAATCACCCGTGAACAAGCAAATGATGCTATTTCACAGTCGAATAAAGAGTACAAAAAGACAGTCTCACTGGCAGATCAAGAATATAAAGACCGTGTTTCTGCGGCTGAAAAGCAACACAATAAGGTTGTAAAAGCAGCTGAAAGACAAGCTAGCGAGGCTATCAGTCAAGCAAAGAGCCAGTATAGTAAAACAGTTGATGCAGCTAAAAATCAATACTCCGGGAACTCTAAATATGCCGAGAAACAACGTGCAGCTATTATTAATAAAGCTAAGGATCAAAAGCAAAAGACGATTGACAACGCCTTAGAGCAGGAAAATAAAACTGAGCAACATGCGGACCGTCAATACAAGCACACTACTGATGACGCAGATAAGCAAAGATCACAAGTTGTTAAACATGCTAAGGATCAAAACAGTTCGGTAGTTGATCAGGCCAATTCACAGTCAAAAGGGGTTTTGGGGCATGCTGTTAAGCAAGCTAACGGCTCCATGAAGGCTGCTGACAAACAAGGTTCCGGTATCCATAGTATTTGGAAAAACATTACTAGTTTCTTTAGTAATTTAGTTAAAGGGTTTGGTATTAAACCAATCAATGTTGGTGCTTATCCATCAGGTTATACTCCAGTAACGATGGGAGCTTATGCTTCCGGCGGTATTGTTGGCACTGCTAGAGCTTTAGTTGGCGAAGGCGGCGTTGAGGCTAAAATTGATAGAGACAATGGAAAAGTGTCATTTCTAGGTATGAATGGTGCTGAAGTGGTCAATGTTAAACCTGGCGATCAGATTCTTAATGCTGGTGATACTGCTAAGCTTTTCAACGGTGGACTAGGGCATACGCTTCCTGGCTATGCTAAAGGTACTATTGATATCGCATCGTTTTTAAAGAAAATTAAGAGCGGTGCTACTTCTATCTTCGATAGCGTTAGTGATAAAGCAATGGATGCATTATCTAAGATAACTCACCCATTGAAGACTTTAAAGTCAATGGCTTTAAAGACATTTGATCCGACCAAAACTCCGGGAGTCGGTTCAATCGGTCACGATTTAGGCAAAGGGCTAGTTGACCGCGCTTTAAAGGGATTTGCGAAAGCTATTTCTGATTTAGCTGACAACTTCGGTGGAGGAGTTGGCAACATTAAGCTGTCCGGTAGTGTTGCTTCCCGTGCACGAGAATTGGCTAGAGCATTTAAACATGGCTATCCCGCTTCAAATAATGGTGGTATTGCCGGTGTTCTAGGAAACTGGGTTATCGAATCAAACTTGACCCCTACCGCCATTGATCCACTTGATCATGGTACTGGGTTGGGACAATGGACGTTCACTCGTGAAACAGCATTAAGAAGCTGGCTTAGAAAACATGGATATGCATGGGACTCAGCTGCTGGCCAAATTAATTACGCCCTTAACGAGCCCGGTGAGAGTAGTTTGTTAAAATCTGTTCTACGTATGACCAATCCAACAGAAGCCGCATATAAATTCTTTGCAACGTGGGAATCAGGCGGTGCTATGAACGGCACCGGTGGGCTTCGTGAAAGTCAGGCGTCAGCTGTTTATCGCTATATTAAAGGATTTGAGAATGGTGGTTTCGGAAACAAAGCGGGCGTTTACAAATTATTTGAAGGCAACCTGCCAGAAGCCATAGTTCCGATGGACTTATCTAAGCGATCACGGGCTTACCAAATTATGCAACAGATAATGGCTAAGTTCGGAGCTCAGGATGGCACTAATGTGATAAATACCGGTAATAACCAGATTGATTACGACGAAGCATTCAAACAGCGGGTTATAGCTTTACTAGATGCTTTGGTCACTGGCCAAGGAGATGTTAAAGCAGTTGTTGCCAACTCTGACGTGGTTAATGCGGTCAAGTCAAACACCAAGAAGACGTCACAATATAGTCAAATGATGGGGTATTAGTAGTAATGTCTCGAAGAGCCTTAGAAGGCTCTTTTTTACATAGTTAAGATTAAACAAGGATGGTGACATAATTGTCTGTTTTGAACAAAAATGATTTTGAATATGCTGGCTTAAATAGCCGCGATGATTTGCAAACTATTATGGGGGCAGTAACGCTGCCAAGTGCACCAGCCATGGCCGAACAAACGACTGACATACCGGCCATGTATGGTAATCAATTTAATGGCATGGACTACACTAGTCGGACAATCAGTATTCCGATAACTATTATCGCACGTGGCAGTCAGGATAAATACAATCAGATTATGCATAATTTGAGCGGCTTATTGCTAAGCAATGATCCAAGTGATAATGGCAAGGAGTATCCTTTAGTCTTTGGCTTTGAGCCCAAAGTGACTTATTGGGGCCATATTACTGCGATTAGCGACCCACAGTTCATTAACCAGGGGGCTTGGGACGCTACACTAACCATTACTTTTGTCCAGTCGGATCCCCGGGCAACCCTGCCACAGGTTGAAACACCCTTAAAGAACGGCTTAAACACGATTACTGTTGATGGCACCGCTAGAACGGAGCCAGTTATTCAGGTCATTCCTAAGCGTGATTTAAAACACATTGGCTTTACTTTAAACGGTGGCGAATATGGACTAGGACCAGATAGTGATGAAGACCAAGCAGTGGCGGTACAGCCTTATACGCAGGTTGTGAACAGTGACGTATTAAATACGATGGCTGAATGGACTAATGATGCCAATGCGATTGCTCAAATGAAGACCGCTGGTGACTACATTTATCAAGGTGAGGCTGATAGTAACCGAGATACCCAAGTATTAATGGTCAAATACGCCAATGGGTCTAAACAATATGGTAGTCATCAACCAAACTGGTATGGCCCCGGTGTTCGCTTTACTGGTATGACTAACAGCCTGACTAACTACCGAGTTAAAACTAGGATTCACCACATTAAACACTCAGGAACACATAATGGGCGAGCAATGGGGCGGGTAGAAGTGCTGCTTTTAGACCCTAACGGAGCCACAATAGGGCGGTTCGGGTTAGCTGATTCTAGCTCAGGTGGCACCCCAACTTGCTATCTACAAATTACTAAGCCGGGTGGTGCTTTTGCTGGCGGTGATGGTAAGCATGAAACGCTATTTATGGGTAAAGGCCCTTCAGGTAGTTCTAGCAATGGTCGTGACCAAAAGATTAAGATTAAGACTGGTACTACGACCAAGGCAGTGGTTAAACGGTCACGCAACAAGAATGGAAAGGTGACAACTAAAACCATTAATGAAAAAGTTGACAAGTATATCACCGTTGTTAACAAAGAAGAGACGTCAGCCTTGAGCACAAGCTGGCTGGAACTGGATTTAATCAAGAATGGTAAGGTGTTTAGCTGGTCAATCACGCAATACTACACCAGTGGTAGTCACAACGGTCAACCATGTAAAGACCCTAAACGGTTCCTAATCGTGCACGGGACGTTCGTTGACACTAATTCAAATTATCAATCGGCTTTAGGTGGTATCGGCGGGGTATTCTTTAAGCACTCGATTGCTGAAGATGACGAAAATGTCGGCTATGAAAACCCGTTTATGTCAATCACCCACCTAGACATTTACCAAGTTAATGACGTAGCTCAGGACGCACCTAAATATATTGCTAGTGCCGGTCAAGAGATTGTCTTAAATTGTGAGACTGATAGCACAACCGTTGGCGGTAAGCTAGCTAGTCCCATCTGGTCAACGGACTATCCTAAATTAAGCCCGGGGGTTAATAGCCTGACTATGATTGGTGATCTAGATGACGCACAAATCACCCTTAAATATCTACCCAGACTACTCTAGAAACACTTAAAGGCTTCCCTCAATTGGGTGGCCTTTTTACATAACTAAAATAAGGAGGTTAACAGATGGCTTTAAATAACCAGTATTTAATCCTAGATTCGAATTTAAAGCGGATTGGTACCCTGACCGTGGATGGAGCCACTAAGTTTTCTAACGACAGCGTCAAGATTCAACTAGCTGATGCTGATACAACTAGCACCAGCTATGATGATGACGTTAATGTGGGAACCGATGATGCTTTAAATGGGACAGTTAACTTGAATGCCCAATCTAAGAAGTTCGACCATCAAGGCTCATTAGATGTGCTTCAAGGCCAGCCAGATTCAGACAAGGTGGTGGCTGGTAACAATCTCGCCTATTATGACGAGCTATCGGGTCATTGGTATGTCATGCGTATATACAGCGTGGAAGAGAACAATACCGCTGCTGTTAAACATGTCACAACGGCTAACTTTACCAATCTATGCTTGTACAGTTTAGCTCATCATTATCCGGTAGCCACTACCGCTAGTGCAAGCTCAATTCAGACAGCCTTTAACGAGTGTTTTAATGCCACTGGTTGGACGCTGGACTATCAGACTACTAATGTGATGACCCCATCGATTACCATTGATGGTAAGACGAAAGCTAGCACGTTATTACAGACGCTAATCCAGACTTATGATGTTGAGATTGACCCATATGTTGAGATTGACTCACAAGGGAATATCACGAACAAGGTATGTGTCATTACTGACCAGCTAAATGATGATGTGGTTTATAACGAAGCGGTATTCGGTAAGAATATGACTAGTATTAAACGAACAACCGTTTCAACACCCGTAACTAAGTTAATTCCCTATGGGGCCAACGGTAGCACGATTGCTGTAGTCAATGATGGTAAACCCTACATTGTTGATGATGAGGCCAACCAGAAATATAACCCCGATTGGCAAGCTGGCCTTTACTATGAAGCGGTGGTTACCGCTAATCAGATTAGTAACTCAGCCGGTTTGAAGGCCTGGGCTCAGGACATGCTTAAGCTATACAATCACCCGCGGACATATTATGAGGTGAATGTAACACCCAACTTTAATCCACCATTAGGTGCCACGATCAGGTTTAAAGATGAACTAATTGAGCCCATATTAGACGCCAGTGGCCGGGTGATTCAACGGACAATTAGCTTTGCTAACCCATATGGCAACACAGTCGGC